AACCAGTGACTGGCCATCTGTTTCCCGGTGGCGGTGTTAATTTCTTTTGCCGTGACGCCTAACGCTTTCCGGGCATCACGAAAATAATCCACCAGCGGTTTAAAGACGGACTGTTTGAGGTCCCGACATTGTTTGAAATAGCTATCGCCTTTCGGGTGATAGGGGCCTTGGTAATGTTCAGCAAAAATAATACGTTCCGTGGCCGGAAAATACATGCGCAGGCTTTCTTTATGTTGCCTGCGCCACGGGCCAGACGGTTTCGCCCAGATAATATGATTCAGCACGTTAAAGCGTTCACGAACGAGCAGCTCAGTATCAGAGGCCAGACGCGAACCGCAGAACATATACAGGCTGCCGTTCGGTTTCAGTACCCGCCAGAACTCGGCCAACAGTTCGTCCAGCCACGCAAGGTAAGCCGTCACGTCCTCCCACTGGTTATCCCAGTCACACGCTTTCACGCGAAAGTACGGTGGATCAGTGGCAATCAGGTCGATACAGTTATCCGGCAGGGTTTTGATAAATTTCAGGGCGTCATCGTTGACTAAGGTGACAGGGCGTAAATCCATTCGCTTTTTTCCTCTTGACGCTGGCGGCTTTCAGGCGAACCACAACACGAAAAGCCGGCATTCACCGGCCTGCGCTTTCACATTCTGGGAAATAGCCCCATCAGGAAGAACGTTTGAAAAATGTGTCATCCTCCCGGCTTTCCATTAAACCCGCCAGACGAAATTGTGTTAACAGTAGTTGGCAACGGGGTTCAGGCAGCCCCATTAATTTAGACACTTCAGAAACAGAAAACCACGTATGCAAAGGCACGGCGTCTAAAACACAGGCGGCTGTTATTGTCATATCTTCATGTTTTAACATGATAATTCTAACCTTTTGGTGAGTTTTTGTGCATGAACACACATGTAACTCTGACCTATCACAACAGCAAGTCTTATGTTTATTTCAGGCGTAAAAAAACCTTGCACGGGGCAAGGTTTAAAATATCTGCTATTAATAAGCGGGTGACTTTGTCATCACGTTTATCACAATAGCAGCGTTTTTACGATCGTAAAGATTTATTTTTAAAAATCGCTACATGATGGATGTTACGCTAACGGAGGTGTCTTTATCCATGTCCAGTGGGATATCCAGCATCATTAACATCCCTGCAATCACACCTTCAGCCTTTTGTAATCGCTTCCCGATATGCGTATCAGAACAGTGATAATCATGGGCCAATTGCATAAACGTTTTACCGAAAACATAATAATCAAACAGCAAGTCATGGGCATCACTATGCTGCTGATTCAGTTTTGCCATGCAACTTGAAATAAGCATGGCGTCATCATCACAACATTGTACGCGGGACTTTACTTTATTAGGAATGAGTCCTTTGAAGCCTGCCGCAATGGGTGACCAGTAAACCCCGTCGCGATTATCTGCCGCCCATGCGCCCCAGCGTTCCATGACTAATTGAATATCACGCATTCGCCCACTCCCCTGTTAAAGTGCCCGGTCGGCATAACGGCGTTGTTTTTGTCTGGTGTGTTGCGGCCTGCGGCACACTTCCGCAGCCGCTATCTGATCAGTCGGCAGGTAATGGCCGTGCCTGAATGCCTGATAGACCGTACCGGTCTGCCCGTGACGGTTCTTCTCCAGAATAATCTCCGCGTACTGGCTGGCGGGGCTAAGCGGATTATACACCCCATCCCGATAAGTGAAGAGAATACGATCCGCATCCTGCTCCAGTGAACCGGAATCACGTAAATCTGCGCCCACCGGGCGACGCTGATGCAAGGGACGCTTATCCACTTCCCTTGATAACTGGCTCAATGCCGTGACCGGAGTGTACAGCCGTTTCGCCAGCCCTTTCAGTGTCTTCGATATTTCTGCCACAGCCAGATCGTGGCGGTCAGCCCGGGGTTTTTTAATCAACCCAAGGTAGTCTACGAAAATGCCCTTTAAGTTCGGGTAGCGACGCTTATGGGCTTCACTGATGGCACAAATTTGTTCGATACTCAGATCACTGGCATCCAGCACATGAATATCCCGATCGATAAGTGAACCCAGTGCATGACCAATGCGTCCCCAGTCTTCATCATACAGTTCACCGTTTCTGAGTTTAGACACGGGCATCGCAGCCGAACTCGCCACCATTCGTTCAGCAATTTGTGGCGCTGCCATTTCCATGGAAAACAACAAAGCCCCGCCCCCGTCACGGGTCATCCCGTCAATCATGCACAGGGCCAGTTCCGTTTTGCCCATCCCCGGACGTCCGCCCAGCAAAATCAGGTCAGTTGGGTTGAATCCGCCGGTCAGTTCGTCCAGCGGCTCAATGCCTGTCAGGATCATACCTGTCTTGCCCTGATGACGCGCTTCCAGTGTTTCAACGTATCTATCCAGCAATGTGCCGATGACAACGGGTTGTAAGCTGCTATCGCCCTGGGATAATCCATTAAACTGGGACGCAAACGCCTCAATCAGTGCTTCCGCTTGCGTGTGATTGCCGCAGGCCTGAATCGCTTTCTGATAACGGTTAATCAGATCAGTGACCTGACGTACACGCCAGTAACGCATGACCTTTTCCGCATAGCCTTTTAGGTTTGCCTGCCAGACCGGGGTCTTAGCCAGTTCCAGCAAGTTAGCCAGAATACCCCTTTCCTCTCCCATCGCATCTGCAATGAAAAAGGGATCGATAATGGTGCTGCTCAGGGCCTGCTTTTTGATTTCTCTGTACACCCGGCGCAGATGAACGGAGCTGAACGCCTCATCCGGCAACATCGCCAATACGTCATAAGCGTCCGGTGTCGCCCCACCCGATAACAAACCACTGATGACGGCCATTTCCAAATCATATTCGTTCATGCGATTTCCCTTCTGTAACTTTCCCAGTCAAAAGCCAGTACCGTGCCACCCTGAAGCACTCTGTCCAGCGTCCGGTCACCCAAAAACTGCGCCAGCTCAGTGACAGGCAAGTTACTGATCAGGAGAGTGGGCAGCAGGTCTTCATAGCGATTATTCAGCACCTCAAACAGAATATGGCGTTCAGACTCTGTGCCGTACTGCATCCCGATTTCGTCAATTACCAGCAAATCCAGCTCGCTGTAAAATTTCAGGGTGTCAAACTCGCTCATCTCCCCTTCGCTGTTCCATGAGCGACGAAACGCCCGGATGATACGTGATGCGGTGGTGATAAAAACCGCTTCATCACCCCCGGCGGCAATCTCACGACAAATGGCCACGGCAAGGTGAGTTTTGCCGGTTCCCTGACGTCCGCACAGGATCATACCTTCCCCGGCCTGCTTGCGGTCCTCCCATGTCTGGACATAGCCCTGACAAGTTTTCAGGTTATTTTCAGCTATCAGGCTCTGCGGCTCGTAGGTCGCAAAGCTGGCCTGCGCAAAGCGGGGAACGATTTTTAATATTCCGGGTTCTTGTGTTTCCATCACGTTTTCTGCTCCTTAAATATTTTTTGTCCAGTTCGCACCGTGAGCTTCATAGCGCTTGTGTTCAAATCCAGTATGGGTGTTGGTTTGCTGCCGTTGCCCGAATTTGGGTCTGTCAGGAAAGAGTCCCTGCCAACTGTTGGCAATCGAGGTACAAATCACTTCATCAGGGTTAGTACATGCAGCCAGTTGTCTGGCCTGCTGTCGGCAACTGGTTTCCGTCAGGGGTTTCCTGATTTCCTGCCGGAACGTCACCCAGTCTGCCCACGTTTCGGCGCTGACGTTTTCTGGTTTAGCAGTGAGTGGATCGAATGCTGATTTTTTTGCGGCTTCTCTCTGCCCAGCCCCCTGGGGTTTTATAGGTTCTTTGACTGATTCATTGGCGGGTTCAAAAGAGTGACTGGTTCTGGTGCCATCTGACGGCATAGGGGGTCTGCCATCTGGCGGCACAGGGGTGCCCGCAGATGACACAGGGCTGCCAGCGGCTGGCACAGGGGGAATGTTATTTAGCGACACAGGGGCAGCCGATAAATGCAGGGTGTAAACATTCGAGGCATTTCCTTTCCCATTATGATTACCGAGCCGGTTTTCTTTGCTCAGCAAGCCCAGCTTAATCAGGGCAGCAATGTGATTTCTCACCGCACTTTTACTGCACTCACAATGATCCGCAATATGCTGATACGATGGCCAGCATTCCCCTTTATCATTCGCATTATCGGCCAGCTTAATCAGCACCAGTTTCCGCAGGGGATTGCCCACCCGGATACTCATTGCCTGCACCATCAAGCTCATACTCATGTCGTTTCTCCCTGTTACCCTACGCTAAACACCCTGCCTGTTTACTCACCGACCCTGACATCAGGGGGTGGAAAGACTTTAGGCAAATCCGGACGCAGTTCATGGGCCTGAACCACCCCGTTTGAAAAAATCACGATCTCGGGCACCAATGACACCGAAACCCGTTTTTTGCCATACAGCCACCCGCTAATCAGCGATTGCGCACACCCCAGTGCCTGAGCCAGTTTGGTCTGGCTGCCGGCAATATCTATCACTTTCTCTATCACGCTGTTTTTCATTTTTTCCCCGTTCCCATACGTTTGCCATCATAATATCACTAACGGTCAGATTAAATCACTATCAGTGTGTTTGTAAAGGTATCACTTTAGGGATAGAATGAGCAACCCATCATTCAGAATACCCAGATAAACTCATGAGGCACTTATGACGCTTGCTGACAGATTAAAAGAAGCCATGGCAGATAAAGGACTGACCCAATCTTCGCTGGCAAAAAAAGCTGGCATGGCACAATCCATGATATGGAAATTACTCTCCGGGACGGCGACGAAAACCGGCCGGATCATTGACTTAGCCCAGGCGCTGGGTGTGCGCCCGGAATGGCTCAGTGATGGCAGTGGTAATAAACTTCACGATGAGGATGACATGGCCGGGCAGTACAACCGCTATGTGTCGGTCAAAATTTATGAGCAGGAACATGCCACCCGCGACGCTTTCATGGTACCGGCCCTGTCTGAGCAGAAGGCTGCGTTTGACACCTGCCGGGCTTACCGCATCCCCCAAAATACCGGTTGCGCTGATGTCCCGGCGGGCGCCTTAATCGTGGTCGATACTCAGGGAGAGAGGGGCAATGATGATTTAGTCTATGCCCGCATCGGTGAACAGTATTCTGTTTATCGTTATAAGCTGGGCGGTGGCGTGGGCTATTTGTCGGTTGACGATACCCGTATTCCTCTGATCCCGGTTTCGCCTGAAATCGATATCGTCGGGGTGATTGTCTGTTTATTTCGTGGCATGAAACGAAAACGATAACCGCTTCCCGGCTTCATTCCACGCGCAAATTCCGCCGATTTTTTACGCCAAGACACTGTTTTTTTTCTCATACAGCGTCTTGGATGCTCACCGCCCCTGTCATTATCACGCTAAAAAAATCATTCAGCTCACTCCAAATAAAAACTATTTAATATCAATAATATAATGGAATTATTTAATTTATATCACTCAGGGTATGGATTTAAGGGGTTTTCGGTGATAACGTTAGGGGTATCAAAGTGATAGGAGTAATCACTGCAAAATAATAAAAGCGTTAACATGAGGATTTATGCGTACCTTTATTTCTGCCATCATCGAAGAACCGACAACAACACCTAAAAGTACCCACCACATTAAAGGTATTATTACCCCTATTGTGACAGCCATCGTTCCGTATTCAGAGCACTTCTATCTTCCCTTTTTGGCAGAAAAGAATAATGACCGGGAAATAAATAATGAAGAGGAATTTAAACATTATCTCTTGGCGATGTACCACGTCAGACAAAAACATACCGAACCGATCCCTTGCTATCATTTAGAACCTGTTGATGGTCACGGCTATGGGCTTTATCAGCGAAAAGGAAGTTATATGTATTTAATGGATATATTACCTTTTACTCAATCCCAACAGAAAACAAAACGCTGCCAATAATAAAAAATTGTTATACGGTAGTTGAATAAAATAAAAAGCCGCTATCGAATGCCGATACTGAGTTTTCAGCCTCGGAAATAAAAATCACCCTCATTGATAACTAATTCTTTCAATAATGCAAGGAAAATAGCGGCAATAGATTATCTGAAATAAAAATAAACAACTCAATCATATGAAATTCAGCACTAAATCCGTGCGGGTTTACTATACGTGAAATATACGAATTATATTCAGAGAGAGATAAAATGAGACGCGTCGCCAATAATAAGAAAAAAGTCAGTCTTACCCGAAAACAGGCGGCTGACTTTATCGGCATTAATGTCGATACATTATCCTATTGGTGTGCTATTGGTAAAATAGCCTACAACAAGAAAGATCCCGCCAAACCCAGATCCCCTTATTTATTTACATACGCGGCATGTCTTGCAGCACTTAACAATTCGATCCAAACTGTGCCAGTGAGCACGGTAGATGTGGCAGAAAAAGGAGATAAAAAATGTCAATCTTCCGTAGAGGAAATACATGGTATGGGAACTACACGACACCAGGCGGCAAAAGAATTAAAGAGTCGCTTGGAACAACGGACAAAAAGCAAGCTCAGGAGTTGCACGACCGAAGAAAAGCCGAATTATGGCGCATAGAGCGGTTAGGTGATTTTCCTGATGTCACCTTTGACGAAGCCTGTTTGCGATGGATTGAGGAAAAAGCGGATAAGAAATCATTGGATGATGATAAGGGGCGCATGGGATTCTGGCTGGAATACTTCGGCAGTGTACGGTTAAAAGATATTACGGAGGCCAGTATCTACACGGCGGTCAGTAAGATGAAAAATCGTAAAGCTAAAGCACGTTGGGAAAGTCAGGTTCAGGCGGCTAAGAAGAAAGGGCACGAGATCCCCGCCTATAAAGAAGTGTCAGTATCAGTCGCAACCAAGGCAAAACACTTAGCCTTGGTAAAAGCCTTATTGAGAGCGGCTGAACGGGACTGGAAATGGTTAGAAAAAGCCCCTGTAATCAAAGTTCCAGCCGTCAGAGAAAAACGGGTCAGATGGTTAGAACCTCAAGAGGCGCAAAGATTGGTTGATGAATGCCCTGAACCCCTTAAATCTGTTGTCAAATTTGCACTGGCTACCGGATTAAGGCGCTCAAATATTATTAATCTGGAATGGTCACAAATTGATATGCAAAGACAGGTTGCCTGGATACACCCTGATCAAAGTAAATCATCAAAGGCGATAGGGGTAGCCTTAAATGAAACGGCTTGCCGAGTACTGCGAGAGCAAATCGGAAACCATAATAAGTGGGTCTTTGTCCATTCCAAACCAGCAATCAATCCCAATGGAGTCGCATTACCTAACGTAAGGAAAATGCGTGTTGATGATAACACAGCCTGGAATTCGGCGTTAAAGCGTGCAGGAATAGAGAATTTTCGCTTTCACGATCTACGCCATACATGGGCGAGTTGGTTAGTACAATCAGGTGTTCCATTATCAATTTTGCAGGAAATGGGCGGCTGGGAGTCAATCGAAATGGTTAGGCGTTATGCGCACTTAGCACCGAATCATCTGACCGAACATGCACGACAAATTGATGTGCTTTTTGGTGGAGGTGTCCCAAATCCGTCCCAATCAGGAAAAATTGTGGTTGCGAAATGAAGATAACTTATTGATTTTAAATGGCCCCTACAGGATTCGATAAAATTATTTATAGCATTGTTTTTAAATGATTTTATTTAGTTCAATTTTCTACCATACCCCCTATGATACCCCCATATTATTTTGCTTCTGTTTGCCTAATTTTTGTTTGGCTGGCACTATTGAGAACAAGCCATTTATTGCAAAAATATCATCAATAAAATAATTTTTGCTAAAAATGAAATAGTCATATCAAGATAACCTATGCATCTCTTGATATTTCATGTGACCATACCGATACAGCTTCCAAAACGGGTTTAAATGACTCCCCAAAATCCGTCAAAGAGTAAATAACCTTAATTGGTGGTTTATCTCCATATACTTCTCTTAAAACCAATCCATCTTTCTCTAACTTTTTAAGTTGTATACTTAACGTCATCTCCGTAATGTGAGGCATATCTTTTTTTAACTCACTGAATCTCTTATTTTTATTTTTCAAATAGTACAAAATTACACCTTTCCATTTACCGGTCACGTATTCAACCTGT